CTTTGTATGAGGTGATCGTCAGGCCCAATCGTTTTTTAACTGTATTTGAAAAGACGCCTCGAACGGTGTGCTTTTGCCAGCCAGTTTCAGTACAAATTTCTTCAATGCTGGCGCCTTCAGGGCGCTGCATTAGTGCGATCATGCGTGATTGTTTAGTGCCTACTCGCAGGGTGATGGTCTTTTGGGTTTCTGATTGTAAAGGTGCTTCTAAGCCTATGGCGTCAAAGCCATTTTCATTAATGGTGTAGCTATCGCCATTTTGGGTGATGAGCTCCCGAGTTAGAAGCCCTTGGATGACTCTGGGTTTAATGCCTGAGTTGATATTACTTGGTAGTGGCTCGATGTTGCCATCTGGCCGCTTACTAGCGGCTTGTAAAATGGCGGCTTGGGTATCAGTTAATTTGCTCATAGTGCGCTCCTTATTCGGCATGTTCGCCTTCCTTAAAGGCTGAATCGGTAATTTGTTTGAGGAGTTCGGCGTAGTGCCCCAGATCGCCCACGTGTCCCCAGTTGATTTCGTCGGGGTGAGCGTTGAAGTGGTCATCGCTGAGTGCCTGAAGGCGCTCAAGCGCGTTATCAATCTCGGCTTTTCGGGCTAAAAAAGCGTCTAATGCGTTTTGTTTGTGGGCCATTTTGTTGTCTCCAAATGCTGTTCTGTTAAGCACATGAACGCTTCATTCAGCGGCCTTATCAACTCATTTCAGCTTATTAATTCGATTAAAAACAACAGGTTAAAATATGGGCGTATCACTGCGGGCTTATGCCAAACATCGAGGGGTATCTGATACTGCAGTGCGGAAAGCGATTAAGTCTGGCCGTATCCAAGCGGAATCTGATGGCACGATTGATATCGATAAAGTCGACAAGCAATGGGATCGCAACACGGATCGTGCCCAGCAGCGGAAATCATCCGGGGCGACCAAAGCAGTCCCCAAAGCGGCACTGGATGCTGTTGCAGACACCCTAAGTGAAAGTGGCAATACCGGTGGTGGCACCACCTATATGCAAGCCAGAACTGCCAATGAAGTGCTGAAGGCACAAACTAATCGAATCAAATTACAGCAGCTTAAAAAAGAGTTGGTCGATCGTGCCAAGGCGATAGCTCATGTCTTTCGGATGGCTCGATCTGAGCGAGATGCTTGGCTAAGTTGGCCAGCGAGGGTATCGGCTCAAATGGCTGCAGAGTTGGAGGTTGACCCGCACAAGATGCATGTCATGTTGGAGTCCTATGTCAGACAGCACCTATCCGAGCTTAGCGACATCCAGCCAAAGGTCGATTGATTCTGAATTTTATGAAGGCGCTCTAGAGTTAGAAAAAGCATGGAGAGAAGGCATCAAGCCTGATCCGATGCTGCTTGTTTCTCAATGGGCTGATGAGTATCGGGTACTTTCGCCAAAGTCTGCTGCAGAGCCTGGCCGATGGCGAACTCAGCGAACGCCATATCTACAAGAAATTATGGACTGCTTGTCCGTTTCGTCTCCGGTTCAGCGAGTTGTATTTATGAAAGGTGCGCAAGTTGGAGGTACCGAAGCCGGTAACAATTGGATTGGCTATGTCATTCATATGGCACCCGGTCCGATGATGGCTGTTTCGCCCACCGTTGAGATGGCCAAACGTAATTCACGCCAGCGTATTGATCCGCAACTTGAAGATGTGCCGGAGCTCCGGGCACGTGTTGCCCCAGCACGAAGCCGGGATTCAGGTAATACAGTGCTCTCAAAAGAGTTTCCGGGGGGTGTACTGGTTATGACCGGTGCGAATAGCGCGGTTGGTCTGCGCTCTATGCCTGCGCGTTACCTGTTTATGGATGAGGTAGATGGTTATCCGGGAGACGTTGAAGGTGAAGGCGATCCCATTTTGCTGGCAGAACGCCGAAGTGCGACGTTTGCGCGGCGACGAAAAATACTGCTTGTGAGCACGCCGACCATTAAAAGCACATCGCGTATACAACGAGAATTTGAAAACTCAGATCAACGCTATTTCTATGTGCCTTGCCCTTCTTGCGGACATGCTCAACCTTTGAGGTTTTCGCAATTACGATGGGAAGAAGGTAAACCAGAAACAGCGCAGTATTCCTGTGAGTCCTGTGAAGCTCTGATTGCTGAGCATCAAAAGACAGAGATGTTGAACCAAGGAGTTTGGCAAGCCACTGCCGAGGGTGATGGCTACACACAGGGCTATCACCTGTCATCGCTATACAGCCCTGTGGGTTGGTTTTCTTGGGAAGATGCCGCACGTGTTTTTGAAAGTGCGCAGCAAAATCCGGATTTGATGAAAGGCTTTGTGAATACGGTTCTTGGCGAATCTTACGAAGAAGAGTTTGAGGCCCCTGAGTGGGAACGCTTATACGAGCGTCGTGAATTGTACAGCGTAGGAACGGTGCCTGAGGGTGGTTTGTTCCTGACTGCCGGAGTCGATGTTCAGCGGGATAGATTGGAATGCGAGATTGTTGCATGGGGGCGCAATAAAGAATCTTGGTCAGTTGACTATTTGGTGTTGGACGGTGATACCGCACAACCTGAAGTCTGGAAAAAACTGGATAAGGTTCTTTCAAAAGACTGGCCGCACGCACTGGGTTCGACCTTACCGATACGAGTTATGTGTGTCGATTCAGGTTATGCCACACAAGATGTGTATGGCTGGGTGCGTCAGTATCCTCAGGCAGTATGGGGTGGCGCTGGTGCGAGAGCATCACAGCCGAGAACTGTCGTCGCCATTAAGGGGCGTGATACTGAAACCGCGCTCATTCTTAATGTGTCAAAAGCCGATACCGGTGGCAAACGTCGCGGATTGAGAGTTTGGAATGTAAGTGGTCCGGTTGCCAAAGTAGAGCTTTATCGCTGGTTGAAGCTACCGAGGCTTACTGATGAAGAGCTTGCTACAGGTGAAAGCTTCGTACCGGGTACTTGCCACTTTCCCCAGTATGGCGAGGAGTACTTTAAACAACTGACCGCTGAGCGCCGCATCATTCGAATGCACAAAGGGTTTCCAAAAGCGACTTGGGAAAAAGATCCGGCTCGAAATAACGAAGCATTGGACTGCCGAGTTTATGCACGCGCTGCAGCGAGCATATATGGGGTGGACAGATTCAAAGAGGTGCAGTGGAAACGTTTTGAAAATGCACTGGGTGAAACAAAGCAAAGCCCAGCAGTTGAGCGTGAGACTGCCCAGCCAACGAAGCCAAAAGCCATTAACTCGTTTCGTCAACGAGCCTCAGTTGTGGCAGATGACCCTTATCTTTAACGAGGGTAGGAAAATAAAACCATGAGTGATTTATCCACATTGCGTCAGCGATTAGTTGAGGCAGAAAGTGCGCTTCACCGATTGATGATCGGTGAGCTAGAAGTCACCGTGTCTGTTGGTGGATACGGCGCAACGACTTATGCGCAATCAGATATCAACAAACTCAATGCGTATATCGCAAAACTCAAAACAGAGATCGCTACAAAGGAGCGACGCCCGAGGCGCGGACCTTTATTTATGCGATTTTAAAACTAGAAAAACCTGAGTTACCCAAGTAACTCGAGCTAATTGAGGCGCTATGAGCAATCAATTGATCTTAGGGCCTAATGGCTTGCCGCTTGCTGCAGATACGGCCCATAGAGGCGCGTCACTTACGGCACGAGAATTATCCAGCTGGCGTCCCATGGCCGGTTCGCCTGATGCAGACTTGCTTGATGAACTGTCCACACTGGTTTCACGCTCTCGCGATTTAGCGAGAAATCATGGTGTCGCCGCCGGGGCAATCCAGACGCTAGTGGACAATGTTGTAGGCACTGGCCTCAGACTATCGGCATTACCGGATTACAAAGCCCTGGGCAAAGATAAAGATTGGGCCGACAGCTGGTCGAGAAAAACGGAGGCTCTGTGGCGCAGTTGGGCTGAAACGACAGATTGTGATGCGGCGAGAAACCTTACCTTTAATGGGTTGACCACGCAGATGTTTCGCTCTGGTCTTATCAATGGCGAGGCACTCGCTTTGCCTCTTTGGCTTCCACAGCGAAACCAGACTTTCGCTACAACGATTCAGGTAGTCGAACCAGATCGTTTAGGGAATCCAAATGACCGACTTAATGACAGGAAAATACGCGGTGGCATCGAGGTCGATGTTTACGGCGCTCCCTTAGCTTACTGGATCGCTAAAACCCATCCGGGTGACCAGTTGCTTGGTGTTGCTGGCCATAGTCAGGAGTTTGAGAGAATTCCAGCGAGAACGCGATTCGGGCGACAACGTGTTATCCATGTGCACGACAAAGAACGTACCGGGCAGAATCGAGGAAAACCGATTTTTACCAGCATCATGCCGCTTTTTAAAATGCTCGATCATTACGAGCGCTCCGAAATGCAGGCGGCAGTTGTGAATGCCATGATCGCTGCATTTATTGAAACTCCTTTAGATGGTGAATCAATCAGCGAAATGTTTGGCGGTTCCGCAGAGGACTACATGGCTGCTCGTAATGAGTGGCAAGTCAAGCTTCAAGGCGGTGCTGTCATTCCAATATTTCCGGGGGATAAAGTCGCGCCATTCACACCGAGTCGTCCGAACTCGGCTTACAGCAGTTTTGTTGAAAATATCCTGAGGCATATTGGAACGGGTTTAAATTTGCCTTTCGAATTGCTGATGAAGGATTTTTCAAAAACGAATTATTCGTCAGCTCGTGCTGCACTCATGGAAGCTTGGCGGTATTTCATCGGCCGACGTCATTGGCTGGCAACTTATTGGGCGAAGCCCGTTTACGAGCTATGGCTTGAGGAAGCAATCAACAAAGGCTTGATCGAAGCACCAGGCTTTTACCAAAACAAAGCTTTGTGGTGTCGATGTAAATGGATTGGTCCTGGTCGGGGTTGGATCGACCCTGTTAAGGAAGCTAAAGCATCAAAAATACGCTTGGAAACCGGCCTTTCGACGCTGGAAGATGAATGCGCTACCCAAGGTTTAGATTGGGAAGAAGTGCTCGAGCAACGAGCAAGGGAACAAGCCAAGATGCGAGAACTGGGTTTAAACACGGAGACGTCTC